CAATACATATATGCGTAATGAAGCAATCAATAATGGGGCAACCAATGCAGACCAAACCGACTATGCCGGACTTACAGCCCTTACAGGTATGGATAATGTCGCTGATGCAGAAGCGGAAGCGCAGCTGATGATTGATGATTACGAACAGGCACACGACACTGCCGACCTTTGGGAAAAAGTCAATGCAGTGAGCAAAGCAATACTTTCAAAGTCATACGAATGTGGCATGATGAGCAAATCGACATTTGACAAGATTTCAGGTATGTATGATTTTTACATTCCGTTACGAGGTTTTGACGAAAAGACCAGCTCTGAAGCATACGCATATCTGACGCACAAGCAAAGTGCATTCAATGCTCCTATCAAGAAAGCGGAAGGACGTAGGTCGAAAGCTGATGACCCGTTTGCCAATCTGCAATCAATGGCTGAAGGTGCTATCATGCAGGGCAACCGAAACAAATTGGTAAAACAGCGTTTCCTTAATTTCGCCCTCAACCATCCGAGCGACCTTGCCAGTGTGAGCGACATTTGGGTAGAATACGATGCGGTGGCCAACGAATGGAAGCCAGTGTTTCCTGACAACATAGACAGTACAGATACTCCCGAAGTGGTGGACCGGAAGATGCTGGACTTTGAAACTAAAATGGAGTCATTGGCGCAGCAATATCCTGACCGGTACAAGCACGGCAAGGATACCGTGAATATTCCTTATCGTATTGTGGAAAGCCGGGATATGAGGCAGCACCAAATTGTAGTGAAACGTGGCGGCAGGGATTATGTGATTACCATAAACGGCAATCCTCGTGCGGCACAGGCATTGAACGGACAGACAAATCCCGATAACGATATGTCGGGAGCAATCGGGGCTATTCTCCGTGCCGGAGAAAACATCAACCGACAGTTGAGTGCGTTCTATACCACACGCAACCCGGACTTCATCGTATCGAACTTCATGCGAGATATGCTATACACCAACACCATGACTTGGATAAGGGAAAGCCCGAACTACGCACTGCGTTTTCATCGAAATTATATGTATGCCAACCCTGTAAGGATAAAGCAACTTTTGGCAAAGCACCGAAAAGGGACACTTGACATGGGTAACAAGACGGAAGCGATGTTTCATCAGTTCATGATGAACGGAGGAGAAACAGGCTATGCCAATATCCGGGACATTGAACAGCATAAAAACGACATACGCAGGGAACTGAAAAAATCGAACGGCAAGATTCCTGTAAAAAAAGCATGGGACTTGTTGGGTGAACGCTTTGATGAATACAACCGGGCAGTCGAGAACAGCGCCCGTTTTGCCGCTTTCATGACATCACGTGAAATGGGCAGAAGCATAGACAGAGCCATCTATGATGCAAAGGAGATAAGCGTAAACTTCAACAAGAAAGGCAGCGGAGCAAAATTCTATGACAGTACAGGGCAGACAAAGACTGGTAATGCCAGTGCATTGGTATCGGGACTTGGTCGTAGCGGCTATGTCTTTTGGAATGCCGCCATTCAAGGTACGGCAAACTTCGGACGGCAGATGAAACGCCACCCTGCCAAAGCTTTTACAGGTATTGCAGCGATATTCCTTCTTGGTGCCATTGTGGCCTACTTAGGTGGCGATGATGATGACGATGATGACAAGAACGCATACTACAATCTTCCCGAATATGTAAGGCGCAGCAATATTCTTTTCAGGGCAGGAAATAGTTGGGTATCCATTCCTCTTCCGGTAGAATACAGGGCTGTTTACGGTATGGGAGAACTGATGATTTCTGCCCTTAACGGGAAGGAACATCTTACAGGCGGAGAAATAGCAGAATCCATTGCAGGACAGGCGACACAGATATTGCCGATTGATTTCTTGGAGGGCGGTGGAGGACTGAACGCCTTTGTGCCGAGTGCCTACAAACCTTTGTGGGAAGCCTACGTAGCGGAAAAGAGTTGGACAGGTATGCCTTTGTATAAGAACACACCTTGGAATAAGGATATGCCCGAATGGACAAAAGCATACAAGAGTGCCAACAAATACATTGTTGGGCTTGCAAATGTAATGAACGAAGCAACAGGCGGAGACCCATACACAAAAGGAGCAATCGACCTTAACCCGGCAAAGATAGAATATATGTTGAACGGTTATTTCGGAGGTGTGTTCGGAACAATCGACAAGTTGAGCAAGACTGCAGAAACCATTGCAGGAGACCGAGAGTATGACCCTCGCAGCATCCTGTTGGTAAACCGACTTGTGAAAGCCGGGGACGAACGCACCGAATACAGGGCTGTGAACAATGAGTATTTCCGGTTGAAAGAGGAACATGACCGATTGAAATCCCGGTTGAAGCACTATGAGGAAGATACCGACAACGGCATATTTGACTATGCGGAAAAAATTGATTTCCTCTACAACTCACCCGAATACGAGCGTTACGAAATTTTCGAGGATTATCGTGAAGACATTGACGACCTCTACAATGAATTGAAAGAAGCAATCAGTGACGAGGAACGCAAGGACATCGAAGCCGAGTTGAACGAAGTCAAAAAAGAAATGATAGATGAAATAAACCTCACCCGTAAACGTAAATAGTTATACTTGAAAGGAATGCTTTGGATAGTACCTTTGTGTCTATCCTAAGCATTCTGATAATATTCAACGATTATGCATAATACAAAAAATGGAAATAAAAGACTGCTGTTCATGAGCCGTGTCGCACCCAAACGTGATACGGAGGAAATGGATACCGTAGTAATGTCTTCACGGCAGTCGGGCGACCGCAGGGCGTTTGATATATTGATGGAGGCACAGCACTATTGGAATCAGATGGAGGATTTCCGAAAGGACAGAGAGCGCAACAAGCGATATACCTACGGTTTTCAGTGGGATGACAAAATATGTGTGGACGGTGAGACCATGACGGAAGAAGAGTATATCAAAAGGCAGGGCAATGTGCCATTGAAGAACAACCTTATCCGCAGATTGGTAAAAAGCGTACTCGGCGTGTATCGAAGCCAGAGCAAAGAACCGACCTGTACAGCACGTGACCGAGACGAGCAGAAATTGGGCGAAACGATGAGTACAATTCTGCAATGCAATATGCAACTGAACCGGATGACGGAGGTATATGCCCGGACAATGGAGGAGTTTCTTATCAGCGGATTCATTGTACATCGCAAATCATACGGTTGGCGTAACGGAAAAGAAGATTGTTGGACGGACTATGTACAGCCAAACAATTTCTTCATAGATAATAATATGAGAGATTTTCGAGGGTGGGATGTGTCGGTTCTTGGCGAGATACACGACATTTCATTCGGACAGCTTTGCGAACAGTTTGCCTCTTCACCCGAAGATTACCGCAGACTTAGGGACATCTACAAGTGGGCGGCAAAGAAAGAATACATCGCCTCGTATGCAGAGCGTTTCGGCTACAGTCGTTTGGAGAACTACGATTTTCTGTTTACGAGTGAGCCGGGACGATGCAGAGTTATCGAAGTGTGGCGCAAGGAGCAAAAGCCAAGATACCGGTGCCATGACTACCAAAACGGGGACATCTTCAAGATTGACGTGGAGGATTACCAAAAGTGTGTGGTCGCCGTCAATGATGAACGCATCGAAATGGCAAAGTCAGTCGGTATGCCCGAAGAAGAAGTGCCGCTCGTTAAAGCCACGTGGTTTATTGACGACTATTGGTGTTTCTACTATCTGTCGCCATTCGGAGATATTCTGAAAGAGGGAGAAACGCCATACGAACATGACAGCCACCCATACGTATTCAAGGCTTATCCGTTCATTGACGGTGAAATCCATTCGTTCGTGGCCGATGTCATCGACCAACAACGATATACCAACCGACTGATAACCCTCTATGACTGGATTATGCGTGCAAGTGCAAAAGGTGTACTCCTAATGCCGGAAGACTGTCTGCCGGACGGTGTGAGCATTGACGATATTGCGGAAAGTTGGACGGAGTTCAACGGTGTCATTGTCTATAGACCGAGCAAAAGCGGGCGTGTGCCGGAACAGGTGGCCAACAATTCGACCAACATCGGCATTGCTGAACTGCTGAATATGCAATTGAAGTTCTTTGAAGACATTTCAGGTGTAACAGGAGCATTACAAGGCAAGCCTGGATTTTCGGGTGAAAGTGCCGCCCATTTCCAACAACAGACGCAGAATGCCACTACCACTTTGCTTGACCTGTTGGAATGCTTCAGCGGTTTTGTGGTAGATGGTGCATACAAGGATGTAAAAAATATACAGCAGTTCTATGACAGTAAGCGCGTGTTCAACATTGCCGGACGGAGCGGTGCGCAAATCGAATACGACCCGAAAAAGATACGAGACGTGGAGTTTGACTTGAGCATCACAGAAAGTACAACTACCCCTGCATACAGGCATCTTGCCAACGACATACTCATGCAGTTGTGGCAAGCACAAGCTATCAGCGTGGAACAACTACTTGAACATGGCGACTTCCCGTTTGCCGATGAGCTGTTACAGAGCATCAAGTCGCAGAAAGAGCAATTGGAACAGGGTAAAATGCCTGACGGTCTTTCGCCCGAACTGATGGCGCAAGTGCAGCAAGGAGCAAATATGCAGGCCGTGAACAAACTGAATAATGCAATGAGGCAATAATTTTATAAACTAACGACATCATGGAACAGAAAACTATTTGTATAGACTTTGACGGGGTCATTCATGACTACAGCAAAGGTTGGCAAGGCGAGGATGTGTTTGGGCAGATGATACCGAACGCAGATACAGGTACAGCCACCCTAAAGAAAAACGGGTGGACTATCATCATCTTCACGACACGCAAGAAAACTGAAAAATTAGAAAAGTGGTTGGAAGAAAACAATATTTCATACGACCATATAAACGAGAATCCGAATCAACCGGAACATGCAAGTGGAAAAATCATTGCCGATGTGTATCTTGATGACCGGGGTATCTGTTTCAGGGGACGGTGGGATTCATGGCTTATGAGAGATATTATAGAGTTTGAGCCTTGGCAGGAACAACAAAAGAGAGAAATAGAGCAGCTTGCGACATATGGCCAAACCGAAGATGACATTTGGTCAAGAGGCAACGAGAAAAGAATCAAATTAGCCCATGTTTAGCGGATAAAGAATGAGGGTGCACCAAATATATTCAATTTGATACACCCTCATGTCTATTTATTATTCTTTGGACAGTTGGAATTTCTCTATCCAGACATCTTCCTCTCCATTGTCGAAATCAACAATACAGGCTTCGTTCGGAATATCCAATTCCTTGACCGTACCAATGACACCATTATCGTTGCACATCACCCGGTCCCCGACTTTAAACTTATTGATATTGTCAAGTGCGAGCGGGTCGTTGGTAAGTGTTGCTATACCGTCAATATTTCCGTACTTTCCCATTTTTTCTTGATTTGCCGATTGCTTCCAACCATGAGTAATACTGATTACGTTTTTTCGCCATTACAGCCGAAGATAATTTACCTGCACCGTTATTGTACGGAGTGCAATAGAAACACTCAAATTCGAGGTCTCTGACGAATGTATTATGGTTGATATAGTGCTTCTGCTTGAGTTTACGGAAATTGTTCCTATCCATAATTACAAGTTGTCCACTCACGCCACTTGTCGGCATTACATAGTAGCGTTGTCCATTCTCACGATGTGCCTTGTCGGCTTGTCTTACTGCCTCACGCAAACGGAGTGAAGCACGGATTTTCTTAAAGATGTTCATCTTTCCTATTGTTAAATTGTTAAATTGTTAAACTATATTGTTGCGGCAGATACCGCTTTTTTCTTCCTGCTGATATATCTTCCCACACGAGGTACGAATTTAGGCATATCCATTTCAAAGAAACAGATGTGCAGACCAATGGCACGGGTCATCAACAAGTCATCGTGTTTACCGATAATCGCCCCGAACGCCCCGTTCGGTTTCTTCTCATAACACAGATATTCGTCCAGACAACGGGCATCACGCTCAACATACAGGCTCTCACGGATGACTTTCACAAGGGTTGAGATTACCATCGGCTTTGTGGCTATATTGGTGTGGAAACCGTAGTTCACTGGCAATCCCTCCCGAATAGCCTCCTCCGACTGCTTGCGTGCGTACAGGTTGGGATAAACATCCTTAATCTGATTGAGAATGAATTGGGATTGGTCTCCGTCCACCTGCCTTTCCTTGTCATGTGTTTCAAGTGTGTTGCTCTCAATCACAAGCATGGAATTGTCATAGAAAGCCGCTATCTGTGCCGCTTTCCACGCCAAAAGGTCAATATCTATATGTCCGTACCATTGCGCCACAACGGTGGGTTTTCCTCCGTCAGTCATGAAGAGACGGTCGAACACGACAATGACAGACCAATCCGCCTTGTTGGAACGCCCACCGACATCGACCACCGTCAAATATCTGTCGGTTACCACTTCGTCATCGTAAATCTCAGGCATTTCCCAAATATGTAGCAAGCCTTGGCTGTCACCAACAAAACGGAGGTTTTGCAATGCTTTCTTCCCCTCATCACCATCGGCATATACTTCTCCTACATATCGTGGAGGCTTGCATGATGCTTTTAACTTCTCGACCTTGTATTTGTCGAACACACGTGCTCCGGAATGTACGAACGCTTCCACGTCATCGGAAGGAAACTCTGCCGCCATCAATCCGTGTTCGGTATATTTGGCACGTTCCTGTATGTACCAATTGATAGCTTCAAGCGTTGCGCCCTTCTCCCACAGCCACCACAGGTATTTGCCGTTTTCCTCACGGGATGAAGGTATGCCGTCATTCTCACGGTTTGCATACAGCATTTGTGCAAAAGCCTCCACATCGTCAAGAGGCAACGAATACTGCTCTATGTCAAACCACGACACGAACATTGCCTCGAACTGGGATTTCCCGTTCTTAGCATCGTCATACTCCTTTTGGAAGAAATTGCCTGTACCATTGGCTGTACTTTCATATACAATCATCGTATATGGGCGCAGCAACACGCCAGAACAGGCGGAGCGCACTATGTCTTCGGGCTTCTTTCCATCTGTCGCTTTCCATAGTCCTACCTCGGACAGATGTACAAGGTTGTAGTCTCCACCACGGCAGGAGTCAGGTCGTTCGGCAGTACCAATCTTAATCTTACAGTTGCGTTGCGGTACACGATGAATACTGCCCGACTTACCGACCCCAACCATTTTAGGCTCATTCTCGCTGTATGTTTCACCCAGTTTGTGCAGCATATCCACCGGATAGTTCTTTATCATACGGTCGAACATATCCTTGATTTCATCCGAACCAGCACCTTGATGGGCGATGATAAGTGAGTTCAGTCCTACTTTATGAACCAACTGCAACCATGCCATATATATTTGCGAGGTGGTAGAACCTCCCCATTGCCGTGCTTTCAGCAAGACAAGGCGTATAGGCTTACCTGCTTTTCGCAATCGTTCCAACCTTTCAACGAAACGGCGTTGCGGTCGAGTAAGGCGAAATAACACATCTTCGCCGCCCCCCTTGTTCTTGATATAGACGAATGTTGCCGCCCAAAATGGGAAGTCATATTTGTTACGTATGCGCACAAACTGGCTTATTACTTTGAGCCGGTCGCTTTCATAATCTTCCTCTTTAGCATTTCCAAGTTCCTGCAAGAATGCCTTGACAGAGCCACATTCGACAAGTTGCCGAACAAGCGGTACATCCATCATTTCGACAGGCAGGTATTGGGTGCGTATCGGGAAGTCCTCTATACAGACCTTTACACGTTCCCCAACCGAACCGAAACCGCCAATTGGGTCAAAGCGTGCATACACCTCTGCGTTTCGGCGGTTGTTTTCTTCGATGATAAGTCTGATTTCCTCCTGCATATTAACCGATTTTTACAGGTTTGTTCAACAATGCCGCCAAACACCCTACGAGATAGCAGTACAAGTGTACCCACGCATTGGTGCCGGGAAAAAGAAAACCGATGACGAGATAGACAACCATCCATAATTGATAATAGACCTTTCTTTCTACCTCGAAAGAAACAGAACCGAACAGTACAAATACTAACCCTGAAAGTCCAACCGTAGGAATATTGGATAGACAGAGTACTGGAACAGATACGGCGGAAATGTATGCGAATACCAAGCGCCATAATGACACATTGTATATGAATACGACCGAAAGCAGACACCACGCATTAAGTGCGGCGTGAATTATATTCACATGATAAAATGGATATGACATACGACACCCCGGTCCGCAATCTTTGAAGATACCGACTTCTGACCAATCTTGAATATCCTGCAAAGCCAAGCAGCATACAATGATTGAAATTAAAAGCGAAACAGCCTTTGTTGTTTTCGTCTTACCCATTCTTTCCTTGCTTTACAAACCATAATCTTTGCACTACCAGGCGTGAGGTAGAATTTAGGGGCGGGCTGCATGACAACCATAGAACATAGTTCAGAAATAGTCTTATCGGGATAATCGGTGTACATTACCATGACACGGCTATAGATTTCTTCGTACATTTCACGTTTGGACGGACACATCTTCTCCAAATGCGCCTTGCCCTTCATCATCGCTGATACCACAAGAGCTGCCCGAATATCGCTTACCCAAAAACGGCGTGAAGGCATATTGACAATGTTGTTGTACACATCAGGCATACGGATATAGTCGCACGATTCAATATATTCATCGTACGCCCTCATCAAGTCGTCTGAACGTTCTTGAAAGTACTCCATCAATGCCCCTTTATGTTTCATTCCTACAACAAATTACAGCTTTAACCGTGTACCAAAGTTACCTATTGGAGCGTAAAAAGATAAACATAGAATGCGTGTATCTTAGCTTATTTTTGCTTCAAAGTTTCAGACAACATTAATTATTTACAGTATATGCCTAAGAATACGGAAGTTAAAAGCAACCGGGACAGATACATGGAACGGTTGAAAACAAAGTATCCCGACAAGGAGTTTGCCGATGATGAAGCGTTATTTGGTCAAACCAATGACGATTACGACAGTTACGACAACGAATTGTCTGGATACCGTGAGCGAGAAAAAGCTCTCTCGGACTTATTTGCAAGCAACCCGCGCAGTGCCGCTTTTCTTACCGACTGGAGAAAGGGCGAAGACCCTATCATCGGTATGGTGCGTAAATTCGGGGATGATTTCAAGGCCGCACTTGAAGACCCCGAAAAGCAGGAGGCACTTGCAGCCGCCAATAAGGAGTTTGCAGAACGCATCGCCCAAGAGAAAGAGTACGAGGGAGAGTATCAGAAGAACCTCAACGAGACTTTGACCACCCTTGAAACCATGCAGCAAGATGAAGGACTATCTGATGAGGACATTGACAGTGCAATGGATTTCCTTGTCGGCATTGTGCGTGACGGAATCATGGGCAAGTTCACACGTGAGAGCGTGGCAATGGCACTCAAAGCCATCCGGCATGACAGCGATGTGGAACAGGCAGACCGAGAAGGCGAAGTAAGAGGCCGCAACACCAAGATTGAAGAAAAGTTGCGCAAGGGCAGCAAGAATGACGGTACAGCCAACCTCGGCAGCAAGAACGGCGGAGGCAAAGGCGGCTCACGAGAAATGCCAGATTTGGGTGTCATTGACCAAAACTACGGAACTCAGAACATTTGGGAACGTGGCGGAGAAAAACGCAGGACAAACAAGTAAAATCAATTCTATTTATTCACTTTTCAAAAATTAAAAGAGCAATGAAGAAAGCAACAAGTTTTCTGTGTCGCATCATGCTGATGGTATTGGCATTTGTGACAGGCGCATCAAGCGGTGTGTTCATGGCCAACGCCTCCGAACTCCCTGATGCAGGTAAAACAACAGCCGGAGCTGACGGTACGGGCGGAACAGACGGTATCGCAACGGAAACCGCAGGCAGAACGGATGGTGACTCAAATTTTTATTTGAGCGATGTGGACAAACGTATCGTGAAGATACGTCCGATGGCAACTCCTATCGACCAAATCAGCCGTTATGCAAAATCAAGTAGTACAAACTCTTTCGAAGTTAAGTATTACAGCGTAGGCACAAGAGAAATCAAGTGCAGTACCAACAAGAAAGTAGAAAAGATGCTGAACGGAGCCAGCACCTCCCTTCCGGTAGATGACCTGAACATGTTTACTCTGGATGATACCATTCGAGTAGTAGGTGTGAAAGCCATTACGAAGCCGGATGGAACAAAATACGGGCTGGAAGACAGCAATGTTCCCGACCTTGTATTATGTGTATGCGGTAAAGATAGCTCAACAAACTTACCAACCGTGTATGCTGTTAACGGTGACATGGACAGTTCGAGTAAACAACCAATCCTTGTACCGGAGATTCCTTCAGGAACAACACTTGTTCGTATGGGTAAGGCTTGTGGTGAGTTGGATGTACAGACAGGACGCTTCAACAATATCCCGATGCCTGAAACCCAGTATTGTCAGAACTTCATGATTCAGGTAGAGCAGTCCACCTTTGACAAGATTGCCGCCAAGGAAGTGAACTGGAATTTCTCGGACATTGAGGAGGACGGTGTATATGATATGCGCCTCGCCATGGAGAATACCTATCTGTTCGGTGTCAAGAATGTCATCAAGCATATTGCCAAGGACGGTATGAACACTTGGTTTACAGGCGGCATATGGTGGATGGCTGGCAAAGACATCGAAGTGGGCGAATGGAATGCGGACAAGCAGTGCGCCGTCATTACCGATGAAAACCTTGTGGATATTACCAAAGACCTCTTTGTGGGTACAGGTATCGGCAACAAACGCAAAATCCTTTTCTGCGGTAGCGATATGCTGTCTGCATTCTCGAAAATCAAGAGTGAGAAGTTCCGCCTGAAAGACACTGTTGAGGTTTGGAATTTGAAATTCAAATCTTGGGATACCGATTTCGGAGAGGTACTGACCATTCATCACGAACTATTTGACGTGAATGGCATGAGCGACTGCGGCTTTGCAATGGACCCGGAATACCTGTCGAAGAAAACACATATCTCTTGGGCAAGAAACGTACTTGACTTGCAGAAAGCCGGTATCCGCCGTACCGATGCGGTAGTAATCCAAGAAGTAAGCTGCTTGTACTTGCGCTATGCAAAAGCACATGCAAGAATGCGTCTTGCCAAAGCTCCTGTTGAAGAGCCTTAATAATCCACAAAAAGAAATCAATAACCGGGGATGGGATAAGGAGTCCCATCCCTTTTTAATTTACAAGTATATGATTAAAACCTATAAAGCGAACACCAACGTGAGTATCAACGTAGTGCTTCCAAGTAAGAAGAACCTGCATATTTCGTTCACACCTCTGTCTAACGGTAGCAGCCTGTTTACAACAGACAACGAGGACATAATGCGTGCCATCGAAAAACATTACAATTTTGGAAAGTTGTTCCGGCTACACAGTATGCAGGATGAAAGTGAAAAGATAAATGCAAAAACAGAAGAAAATCTGCAAGATAAAGAAATTCCAACTGTCGATAACCAAGTAACAGGAGAAGACAGTCAGGACGGAGAAACCACAGATGGAAATGACCCAACCCTGAAAAAAGTGAAAGTGAGCGACCTGTCCGCAGCAAAAGATTATCTTGCCGATACATTCGGCATCAGCCGAACAGCCATGCGCAGCATGAAAGCAATTACTGAACAGGCAGCCGCAAACGGAATTGAGTTTGAGGGATTGTCATAACCGGATAAAAGAGTATGACAGTCTATCAACTTGACGACATAGCGAAAGATGTCCGTATCGCACTTGACCAAAACATGGTAAGTGACACATTGGCAGCAATCGGTGATGTGGACACGCTTGCACTCAACGACATCATCAAGTCCAAGATTGTGGAAGCCGTGAAGCGTGTACACAGTTCCGCACCTCCCTATCTGCTTGACGGCGGACACAACTTCGGTGATGCTATATTTTGGAAAGAACATGAAAGCGGATGGATACTGCTTCCGGAGGATTTCATGCGTTTTGTCGTTTTCCAAATGGATGACTGGGAACGTGCAGTATTTTATCCCATAAATACCGATGACCCGGAATATGCAAGACAATCTTCCCGATTCAAAGGTATCAGGGGAACGTACCAACGCCCTGTCTGTGCCATATCCATACGCCCGGAAGGAAGAGTGATGGAATTTTATTCATGCAAAACAACAGAAGCAAAAGTAAGCCGTGCCGTATATCTACCTTATCCGAAGATTGACAAATACGGTGCGATAGAAATTTGCGGACGATGTTACAACGCTGTGGTATATACCATAGCTGCATTAGTATTAACGACATTCGGTGATGCGGAGAAAAGTGCCGCATTGAACGAATTGGCAAAATCTGTATTAATATGAGTTACGAATCAAAGCATATAGATGGTGATGTATCAGTAGGTCGCAATACGGCAATAGGAGGCGATGCCACTGTCCAAGGGAAAACCCATCTGAAAGGAAATGTTGTCGTAGATGGTTGGCTTGAAGCCAAAAATATCAAAGGAGCAGGAAAAGGTCTGTACACTACCATTGAAAAGTTAAAAGCAGCTTATCCTTTTCCGCATGACGGCTGGTGGGCACTTGTAGGAGTTTCATTGCCAGCCCCAATTTATGTTGCAGATGGAGGAGAATGGGTGCCTACCGGACAGAGTGGAGGTAACCCGACCATTGACAGCGGAGAGTATAACGAAGCCATTGAAAAATTGCAGGGGGATATTACCAAGTTGCAAGACGATGTGACCGACATTGAGGGAAAAGACAAGGCACAGGATACACAACTGACCACTCTCGGAAACAGCGTCAACTCACTGCAAGGGCAAGTCAATACTGTCAAAGACACAGCAAAAAAAGCAAGTGACAAAGCCAATGAAGTCAGCGGTCAGCTGAATACATTCAAGAACTCAAAGGGGGAAAACGGCGGGCTTGCCCCTTTGGACGAACTGGGCAAGATACCGAGCCGACACCTGCCCGCATACGTGGATGATGCGGTTGAGTTTCAGGAAATCGTTACCGGTATTACCACCCAAACGGCAAGCCTTGACAAGAGTTCCACCGATGAGGGATGCAACGTCGTTTATGACAAGACCAACGGTTGCTTTGTCATCTCGTATGCTCCCAATACAGGGGAAACCGTTTCTGCCCCCACCTATTACAACAACTGGCTGGATGCCGACAATTTCGGTTCGGTAAGCATGAATGGGCGGATTCCTTATTCAGGAAAAGTTTTCCTCTGCAAAGAGGATGGAAAGAGTTACCGTTGGAGCGGCACGCAACTGACCGTCATCGGTTCAGACCTCGCTCTCGGACATACAAGTTCAACGGCATTTCCCGGCGATGAAGGTGCGAAGTTACAGGAAGACATCAAGCAGGTGGAAGAAAACAGGAAAACCATACTTTCGCAAAACAAGCAAATCGTGGCGCGTAGCATTGTGAATGTCAACCAACTGTTTGACCTTGCGGACAGGGAGATAACATTCTCCGTTGCCCTTGACCGGTGTTCCGCCTCCGAATATTCCCCGGTATTGAAAATACCAGGTGTTGTATTGACCTTCCTGACGGAATCCGGATGGGTTTCCAAACAATGGACTGATACATCGGACTGGTTTAAAGAAAACAACTGGAGCGATTTCGGAGCAGGTGGTGGCAAGGGCATAGGCGATATAATCAATGTAAATGCTCTGTGCGGAAATGTGGAATACACTTTGTCAACAGCCATCAAAGCCGTGTCAGACTTTGAAAAGGAGAATGGGGAAGTTTATCTTAAAAGCGGTATCATCCTTACGTTCAAGACTGCAGAAAGCGACAAGAACGGTGCACCCGTGTGGCTCACCTACCAATTTACACGTGAAGCGAGCGACATAACACCGGAGGACTTGAAACCATGGGTAGCATTCGGTGGCGGAGGAAGCAACGTGGAAACATCCGATAAACCGGAAGAAGGAGGGAAAGATGCCCTTTCCACAGGAGGCGCATACGCCATGCAGGAAAAATCAATCGGAGGATTTGACGAAGAAAGCGATGAGGAATATATCTACTACAAAGCCGTGAACCTGAACGGGGGACAGATAGAAGATGTAGTACTTAAGATTCCGAAAAATGGAGGAGGCGGAGGTTCGAGCGAGGACAGCACCCTGTCCATCTACTTTGAGGAAGCCGCCCCCATTGTGGCGTTCGGTTCCGAGATAAAAATTAATGTAGCTTTGCGTAGTGTCAGTTACCCGGACGGTAACGAAGTGCTTGGCGTTATCCGTAATGTTTCAATCATTGATGCAAGCACAGGACTTACCCTGTATAGCGAGGCAATGAACGAAACCGGCTCAGCAAGTGCAACGGACTACAAGTTTGAACTTGACTTTACTGAGTACTTCAGCAGTGCCGCATCCAAGAGTTTCTTTGTTCAGGCTACCGATGCGGACGGGAACACCAAGAAGAAAGCCATTACCATTGTTGCTGTGGATATTACAGTTGAACAGCCTATGCCGCTCAACTACACAAGCAGCACCGCATTGACCGTAGGAGGCACAGCAAAAAATATAGGACAGTTCTACAAATTCCCAAACAACACCTCATCCATACGTGCCACAGTGGAAATGCTCTACAACGGGGAATGGAAGAAACTGGGAGAGGCAACAGTCAATGACAGTTACACCAAGAGCATATCCATCAATCCGAGTAATGTATTCGGCGGCGGCGAACGGATGACACATGGGGCATACCCGGTACGCATTTACGGAACGGAAAACAAATCAGGAGTAAGGGGCAATACCATTTACTCTGCTATCATGTGTATTGATGCCGAGGACACCACTCCTATCGTGGCAATCCGGTTCAACGACACCAACAACGGTACGCTCCGCCTGTATGATAACCTTACCATAGAGGTCGCAGCATACACATCGGGTAAAACGGAAACGCACGTAGATGTCTTCTATGACGATGAGAAAGTGACATCCGTGGAAGCCATGATTGCCGAAACGCTTACCGTGAACAAGCAGATAAGCGGATACAGCACGGACGGAAGCCAGAGCATTACCGTACATGCCAAGAGCGGAAATGTGTCCACCAATGAAATCAAGGTAATTGTAAAAGGGAGTGCCATTGACATGGCCATCAAGGACGGAGCTTTGTTCGGATATGATTTTTCCGCGCGCAGCAACAGCGAGAGCGACCATACCATAGAAAACAACGGCATAACTATGGATGTAAGGGGCGCAAACTGGTCAAGCAACGGATTCGTGGACTACTTGGGCGAACGATGCCTTCGCATAGCAGAGAATGTGAAAGCGGAGATATTGGATTACTACCCTTTCGGGAACTCTGCCACCGAACGGACTACAGGTTGTGCCGTCCAATTCGCATTTGCCACCAAGAACATCAAGGAAGCAGATTCAAAACTCATAGAGTGTTATGACCCTGATAGCGGTGCAGGTTTCTATGTATGCGGCAACAAAGCTGCTATCTACTGTAAAACAGGACAGCCTGCCTTAGTTGAGCGCAGCTTTCGCTCTGGCGAGAAAATCACGATGGCAGTAGTTGTCGAACCGTCCACCATTTATGTATCACGGGGTGGAAGCAATTACTCCTGCATGAAGTTGTATTTGAACGGAGAAGAAGTGGGCTGTATCGGTTATATCAGTGACAGTGGTGCAATCCTTAACAACAGAACCGTTACGTTCAACGGTACGGAAGGAGACCTATACCTGTACTATATGCTTGCCTACGAGAGTCATTATGAATGGGCACAGGCGTTCCAAAACTACTTGTGCAAACTGACAGACACCACTGCCATGGTTGTGGAATACGAGAAAGAGAACGTGCTTGACACGCAAAACCGCCCCACCATAGAAGCCCTTTCTGCCAAGGGAATGCCTTATTATGTGGTGGTGGCAGACCAGCAGACCTTTGACACATTTGACGGTGACATAGATACGAGCAAGAAATTCAAATGTACACTATTCTACTACGACCCGAAACGACCATGGAGAAGTTTCAAGGCAATCAATGTACAATGGAGAAGACAGGGAACAACATCGGCAAAGCGACCTATCAAGAACGACCGCTTCTATCTTCAGAAAAATGAAGGTTGGGAAGTTACACCTATCTACCCGGACTATGACAACGAAGATGCCCGAATTTCATACGAACTTATGAAAATAGGCTATGTGCGTGTAGGAGAAAATACTATTCCTGTGAAGATTATCACAGTAAAGGTGGACTATTCTGACAGTTCCGGGGCAAACGACTGCGGTGTATGCGACCTGATGAATGCCACTTTCCGTGCTCTTGGCAGTGATTACCTTACTCCGGCACAGCGTGCATTTGACGGCACTTGGACCAAAAGCGATGTCTCGTTGAAAGGATTGCAGATGAACCATTCGACAGCCAATCATCCCATTGCCGCATTCCGTGCGACACAAGAAAGCCTTACCGATGCATGGTTTCACGCCAAAGGAAACTGGAAAGAAGACAAAGGAGAACAGGTTGCGCTTGGTTTTAAAGATACTCCCGGATACAATAAAGGTTGCATCAATTATGGAGACTTTGTAGAATACTTCGGTGAAGAAGGAGAGAATCTTGACCAGATAGAAACTCGTTTCAAGAATGATGGAACAACAAATAAGGATAAACTATATCTTTTATCATTGTATTGCGGACAGGATTATCGCTTTATGGCATATGAGAGAGGTGAATGGACTGCACAAACCGGAGAAATGAAACAGGTTGGTGGCAAATGGCAGATTACCGGGAAAGTACTTAACCCCGTGAGCGGTTACGAACTTCTGACCTATGATGCCATGAACTGGTGGCAGGGAGTGGGAAGTGTTGCCGACATGATGGAGCCGACCACCGCCGAGGCCTCTTGGGTTACCAAACTGAAACTTGGACAGGAAACCTACCCGATGTGGACACGTTACTTCGAGTGTATGATTGACGATGAGCAGTTGCAGATAGACCTGGCCATGGGACGGAAAGTGCCGTTCGACCTGTATCAGGTGCTGAAATTCTGCGACAGCTGCGACTATGCCAAGGAAGAACTTGCAGGAAAATGGCAGGAGATATGGAAGACGAAGATGTGGAAATACATCAGTCCTTATTCGTTGGTATCGTACTACCTGTTTACCGACTACCTTGCCGCCGTTGACCAACAGGCGAAGAATATGCAGCCCATGTTCTTCTTGGAGGACGGATGCAGCGTGAAAGACGGTATATATAGCGGTGTAAACGGTATGGAGGCAAGACGGATGTACTGCAACAAGGTATATGACTGCGACACCTGCAACGGAAAGGACAATGACGGAGGGCAGACCATTGACCCGGAAGTTGACCCCGGCGATTTGACAAACAGTGCATACGCAGGACGAGGTTCTGTGCTGTGGAACGATATAAGAGGACAGCAGACTATGGAAGTTGACCAAAACGGCAATACCATTACCTTGTCGGCCATAGCCGACACCATGCGCTCCCTGCCTGACACGCTCGGTATAGGCGCGGGTCCTTTCTCACCTAAAGGGGCTATGCACTATTTCGTGACAGAACGCTTGAAGAAATGGCAGAAAGTGGTATCAAGCTATGACGGAGAACGCAAGTATATTAAATATACAGGGTACAGCGACCTTTATTTCTATGCCCTGCAAGGCTTGGGTCTAACCTCACTACCGGCATTTATTGAACAACGTTGGCGCATCCGTGACGGCTACTACCGCTGCGGCGACTTCAAGGCGGAGAGTGGTTATATCGGTGGACGTATCGGTGCAAAAGAAGGTGCCGTCATCCGTTTCAAGGCAGCAAAGAGCGGATATTTTGGCATTGGTAATGACAGCGGAAATATCACGGAAGGCATTTACCTGAAAGCCGGAGAAGAAGGTGTTTTCACAAACTTTCAACACGGAGAAAACATTATGCTATACATCTATCAGGCAGACCGAATGAGTATGCTTGATTTGAGTGAAATCAGTATCGACCCCCAATTTGGAAACACATTGCCCAAGATGTCGTTGTTGCAGGAATTGTATGTGGGCGGAGAATCGCATGGTAACTGGACGATGTCGCCCGGTAACACAGGCTATATGACCAACCTTGATTTGGGTGATATGCCGTTCTTGCGCATTCTTGATGTGCGCAACACAGAAGTGCAGACCGTCAACGCATCGAAGTGTCCTCGTCTGGTTTCCGTATATGCCGACAATACTGGACTTTCTGCCATCACACTGGCTGAAACATCGCCGATAGACAAACTTACGCTTCCGGAAACAATAACGGAACTCGTGCTGAACAACCTGCCCAACCTTACCTATCCCGGCGGACTGACGCTCGGTGGTGTAGCCAAGATAACAAAGATATTTGTCAATGAGTGTCCGTATGTAGATGCCATGACGCTATTGGAACAGATAGTCAATGCGAGTGCGCTAAAGACCGTCCGGATTCCCAATGTGAATGCAACCGCCAGTGTCGGACTGTTGCGTTCCATTAAGGAAAGCGGCGCAATCGGGCTTGACGCAAACGGAAATGCTTATGATGAAAAGGAACAGTGTAGCGGTATTACCGGCCGTTGGATATTGAGCGAACTTGTGGAAACAGACGAAATAAATGCGTTTGCTGCCTATTTTCCCCAACTTGAACTTCACAACTCTCAATTTTCCATCGTAAAAATCAGCGATGTTGTGGAGAGTGATTCTTGTGAAAGGTACAGCAATCCGGAAAACAAGACCGGGGCGGATTATGGGAATACCTACATTCCGAGCGGACATATGCTTGCCATACAGAAAGGATGCCATGCCTATAAATGTTCTTACAACACCAAGAAGAACCAAATGGAAGGCGTACAGGTAAGCGATACGGATTTCAACTACCTGAAAGATGGAAGCAGTTTTGATGTGTCCGATTCTGCAGGAGAGGGCTTTGACATATTTTGGCACGCCCCTCATCATTGGTACAAGGGAGTGAATGACTACAAGAACCAGGCGAAATATTACATTCCGTCCGTTACTGAATCCGAACCGCTTTCAACTGCGTTGCATAGCAAAAAGGCGAAGCTGTCAGAGCTGCTATACCGGGAAAATACCGGTGTTTATGCGAATGATGCCGTTATCGGTGAAATTCTTGGTGAGGATGTGATAGCCACCGCATCCAACACCAACAGTTACAGGATGGATGTGAAAGGCATGAAGCAGGTAAGATGGCCGGGATTGAATCATGCGCGCCTCGGAGGTGTCTTCACGGACGAGAACAACCGAGCGATAAGCATATTCATCATGTCTGTCAGCCACACTTATTTTGACTTCTCCATTGGAGATTACATCTTCTGCGATGTGCCAAGCGGTGCAAAGTGGTTTTACTTCACCTCTTTCCGTGACATCGGGGACATTGAGTGTCTGACTGTGGACAGTGACAACATCGAAGCCATAGAACCTGAATGGACAGAGCATACCGTAGGCGACAATGACAGCCTTATCGGTGTCTATCCAATCACCATAGACAGCTTGAAGATGCCGAGAAGCCTATCCGGCGATGTACGTTCAAAGAAAGGTAACGGAACATCCGTAACCTCAAATGAATGGAAATATGACAGTGAGGGCAATCCGCTTGAAATGCCAATCGGCACATTGAACTACACTGCCAAGGACTTTCAGAATATCTGCCGCATGAGAGGACCGGGCTACCAGTTGCAGGACTACGAGCAGCACAAAGAAGTCAGTAACTTGTGGTGGGCGTTGAACGGAACGACCAATGAACAGTCGGTAGTCGGCAACGGTGTGCATGACGCTATCCTGAACAAACAGGATAACGTTGGTATGGGAGATTCCTATAATGTAGGGAACAACCTTAACTCCATTTTGGGATTAAAGCACTATGTAGGCTGTGATTCCGAATGGATGGACTACATTGCGTTCAATGTCCCGACTTATGAAGATTTTTATAAAGCCAAATGTACGGAGAATGACAGTTCATATCCGATTGATTACACCGCTCATATTTACGACCCTGTTACAAAAACGGAGCGCACAGTCAAAACGGTTGAATCATCCAACGGGAATTGTGTTGTGCGTATCGTACATGGAGCGAAATGTGATGTCCTTCCGAGTCGAGTTCACAAGACAGACACAAGCATGTATGTGACCCATTATGCTGCCGGTTTCTGGATGAGTGGTAGTAGAGGCCGCTGTGTTCTTCGGTCTGGCAACAGCTCGGTTGCGAACTCCGGTCTCGCTTATGCGAACGCGAACTACGCATCTTCGAACTCGGTCACGTACTACGGTGGTCGGCTCGCCTTCCGCGGAAAATTCGTTATTATAGAATAGAGCGGAACTCGTGAGTTCGTAAAAAACGTCAGAGGGAGAGCCGTAAGGCTGCTCCCTCTTTCTTTATTCTCGCGAAGCGAGTCGATTATAAATCATTCATGTAAAAAGACAGCGAAAAGTTTCTTTATATGTAAACTGTTTATTACCTTTGCAAAAGGAAATCAAGTTAATAATGGAAACGAGATTCAAAATAGTTTATACAGAAGAGGCTTATGAATTTATCCATTCTTTGCCGGAGAAGGTACAAGATAAAATCGCTTATAATATCTTCAAAAGTAGAGTTGTCATAGACAAAGAACTTTTTAAGAAATTGGAAGGTACGGATATTTGGGAGTTCAGAACGCTTTACAATGGCATCTGTTATCGGCTTTTGGCATTTTGGGATACAGAAGAGGACACTTTGGTAATTGCCACTCACGGCTTTATAAAGAAAACGCAGAAGACCCCATCAAAAGAAATTGATAAGGCAGAGAATATTAGAAAACAGTATTTTAACGATAAAAAGCAGAAGATATGAAACTTTACACTCACGAAGAAATGCTGGACAGCGTAATTGGGGTTAAAGGAACTCCAAGACGTGACGAATATGAAGCAAAGGTTGATGCGTTCTTGATTGGTGAGGCAATCAAACAAGCCCGTGAATCAAGAAACATCACTCAGGAACAGCTTGGCGAAATGATTGGAGTTAAGAAAGCGCAGATTTCTCGCATTGAGAAAGGAAGCAATCTTACCATACAGACAATCAGAAAAGTATTTCGTGCAATGGGAATGAGTATCAACCTTGAAATAGTAGGTTTAGGAAAATTCGCCATTTGATACATAAAGGCAGACAACCCCGCGCGCCGCTGTGTTCTTCGGTCTGGCAACAACTCGAATGCGAACTCCGGTCTCGCTTATGCGAACGCGAACAACGCATCTTCGAACTCGAACACGAACTACGGTGGTCGGCTCAAATTCTGATGGTTAACTAATCGGAGACCCTATACGCCTACGAGTTGGGCAATTATATTCTCCGAGGGGTTCGCGCCTCGGCAAAAGCATTATAATATATTATTTATGGAAAGCCGGAACATATCTTTAACCACAAGTGAGGAGGGTTTCATATCCTCCTCACGGGACCGGAAGGCGGTCTATGATGATACGGACAATTTTATAGGACTGACCGGGGGAACACCTTCGGTCAGTTATCCTTTATACAACCTCATCCCCGAAATAATAACGGAAGAAAACCTATTGTCGTCATTCAAGCGTGTGCTGTCAAACCTCAGCCAATCCTCTACCGAAGCAGAAAAAAGGAACTCTGTCTTAATTGATGGAAAGAAGTACACAGCACGCCAAGTACGATATGTACTCAATCGAGATACCATACTTGCAAAAATGAAAGAACAGATAGGAAATGGAATTTTCCGAGTCAACACGCTAAAATCCTTTGAAACGAAAGACGGTCCTAAAATACGGACAGTCCAAGCCCCTGCTGTCTTTGAAAGGATGGGCAGTAATGCCATTATGGAAATCATAGAGGAAAAACTTACTCCCATTCTGATAGAGACAACTGCAGCTTCCATCAAGGGAAGAGGGCCGCAAGGTTTGTTTCATGCCATTCAAGCCGCAATGAAAGCAAATCCAAACCTGAAATACTTCTATCAATCAGACTATCAAGGCTACTATGACCATATCGTTCATAGCATATTGATAGACAAAATCAGGAAATACATCGCCGACCCGATTTTGCTGCCGATATTGGAGAATTTTGTCAAAGTGTTATATCCCGATGCGGATGCCGGTATCAGCAAGGGACTTCGTTCCTCCCAGTTTTTCGGCAACCTGTATCTAAATGACCTTGACCATGCGATGATAGAACAGCACGGTGCGTCATATTATTTCCGTTTTTGTGATGACACCTTTATCCTCGGCGAAAGCAAAAAGGAGTTGTGGAGACTAAGGAATTGCCTACATGAAGAAAGTGCCAAACTTGGACTGACCATCAAGCCCAGCGAGAAAGTCGCCCCCATTTCATCCGGCATGGATGCTTTGGGTTATGTGAATTTCGGGGAGTATTCCTTGCTAAGGAAACGGACGAAACAGAATGCAGCCAGAAATCTTGCCAAAGTCAAATCACGCAAAAGAAGGCAGGAAATCATAGGTTCATTCAAAGGAATGGCTTGCCATGCTGATTGCAAACATTTGTTTTATATACTTACAAACAAGAAAATGAAGAAATTTTCAGAAATGGGAGTTACATATACTCCTGCTGACGGAAAGAAACGCTTTCCCGGCAAAGTAATGAGATTGAGTGACATCGTAAATATACCAATTGAGATACATGATTTTGAAACGGGTATAGATACCAAAGAAGGAGAAGACCGTTATCTTGTATCTTTCCGCAATCCTACAACCCAAGAATGGGGAAAGTTCTTTACAGCTTCTGTTGAGATGAAAGGCATTCTTGACCAAATCAGCGACATTGAAGATGGTTTCCCATTTGAAACGGTTCTCAAATGCGAGGTATTTGACGGAGGAAAGAGAAAATACAATTTTACCTGATGGTAAAAGGATAACATATTAATCCACTTGGATTCCGCTATTTTTGTCTGAAATCAAAACTCACAAAAATGGAAAAGATTTACGGCACAAAGCAGCGGCAGGATTGTCTTGTGCGTACAGGACGCTCCAAGTGGATATTGTTTTTTGGCTTTTGGAAAGACGATGAAAAGAGTGAAAGCGGTTGGGAATACAGGCATACATTCAACCGCAAGCCTACACTTTCCGAGGTCAAAGAGATTGTCGTGTCCGCTATAAACAAGACAACGGAGGAGAAGATTATAAACGGTTTTGTCTGGAACAAGAAGCAGATATACCTTTCTACCGAGAACCAACTGAACTTTTCCGCCATAGAGCGAAGTGAAAACATCCCTTATCCGCTTACCCTAAAAATCAACGAACAGGAAGATGGTACGCCCATCTATCATACTTTCGAGAATGCAGATGATTTTATTGCGTTCTCCCAATCGGTGTGTGCCTATGTGATAAAGACCGTTCAGGACGGATGGAGGGAAAAAGACAGTGTGGATTGGACTATGTTTAATTTAAAATAGCGATGACAATGAAAAAGTTTATTGATTGGCTCGGAATGAGCAACAGGTGGAAACACCTCATTGGAGGACTGATTATCGGCATTTTTGCACTCGGTTGGTTTACCGGGGTGTATGCCGGAGTATTGACGGCAGGTGCATTGGAATATAAGGACAAGGCGCATGGCGGCAAATGGGATTGGATTGATTTCGGTTTAACGATAGCCGGAGTTTGTTTGGGATGTTTAATTGGAGGAACTTTGATATGGAGCAATTAAGCACGATTATCCAAGTTATCGGTTCTCTCATCACATTGGTGATATTACCCTTACTATTGATTAAAAGCAAGACAAAAAAAGCAGATTCCGAGGCTGAGAAAGCTGAGGCGGACAACATCACAGCTTATGCTGCGGAGTGGAAAGAATTGTACGAGAAGAAAGAAAAGCGGGTTGCCGAACTGGACGCAAAGATTGACCACCTTTATACTGAGATAACCCAATATCGCGACACTATCCGCGAACTAAGTGAAAAGAACAGCGAACTTGCCGTTCAAAATCAGGCACTGGAATTCCGAAAATGTAACAAACACGGTTGTGCAGACCGAATTCCGCCAAGCGAATACTAACCCAATAAATTACCAAGCATGAAAATATTGATTGACAACGGACATGGCGAGAATACTCCGGGAAAACGTAGCCCTGACGGTAAGTTCAGAGAATACAGCTACGCACGAGAAATAGCAAAAAGCATCGAGGGAGAGTTGAAATTTTTGGGCATTGATGCGGAGCGCATTGTAACCGAAAGCGAAGACATACCCCTTGAAGAACGAGTAAGACGTGTGAATGAGATTTGTGGGCGTTTTGGTGCTGAGAATGTGGTACTTGTTTCCATTCATTGCAACGCATCGAAAAACGGTGAATGGGGCAAGGCCCGTGGTTGGAGTGCCTATACAAGCAAAGGCAAAACCAAGAGCGATGAACTTGCCACCATGCTGTATGCCGAAGCGGAAAAGAATTTTGCCGGACTTACAATCCGTAAGGATTTATCGGACGGTGACCCTGACTGGGAAGAAGCTTTCTATATCCTGCGCAAAACAAAATGCCCTGCAGTCCTTACGGAAAACTTTTTCATGGACAATGAGCAGGATGTAGCTTACCTTACTTCAGATAAAGGGCGTGATGCCATTGTGCGAACTCATGTTACAGCATTGACGGATTGGGATTACAAGTATGGAAAGGACTAAAAACATATTGTTGTGCGTGCTGTTGATGCTGCTTATCGGCTCTGTTCTGTGGAATGGGGGTAAGGGGTTGAACGGACACAAGGAGAAATCAGCGGTGCCGGACACGGTCAGGGTGACGGTGTATGACACGATTCCTTACTATAAGCCTGTTCCCAAAGCGGCCTTGCCATTGGGAAATATAATCGCAAAATTGCCGGTAAGCGTTCCCAAATTACCCGAAACGCCCCCAAAAACGCCCGATTTTGTACCCAATACGCAGGATAGTTTAGGGAATTTCGACAAAAGCGTTCCAGATAGTGCGGACGTGTTTATACCGATTACGCAGAAAGTGTATGAGGATAGCACCTATACAGCATACGTGAGCGGATACAATACAAGCCTTGACAGCCTGATATTGCGTATGCCGCATGAAACCATGACCATAACCAAACGCCCAAAGCCCAAGAGATGGAGCATCGGCATACAGGTCGGCTATGGGATGACATTGAGAGGAACTCCACAGTTCGCCCCTTACCTCGGAGTGGGCATATCGTATAACCTATTTAGTTTTTAAATATGGAGATAGTATTGAAAATCAATAAAGAAACCGTGTATGAGGAAGTAGCAAAGACAACGGAATACACTGGGGCAAAGATGGATGATGAACATGCCTACGAAACCATTTCGACCACCGAAGAGGATAAATCCATCCTTGAACGCTTTTGGAACGAGTGTAAGAATATGGTTTGCAATAGTTTGAAAAAAGTACTTATATCGGAGAAAGAAACGGACGGTGAGTATTCTTTGACATTAGGTTTATCAACAGCATTCGATGACAGTCTGACTGCCAGTATGCAACGCAGCCTATTTTCATTCTTCGTGATGAACATCACGGCCAAGTGGTACACATTTACCAACAAGAATGAAGCAACCGGATATGCTTCGGAAGCCGCTACCTATTTGGAGGACATCATGCGCAAAGCGTTTTTCAAGAAAAAGCCAATGCGCCCTACATACGATACGAGTAACAATTAAATAAATGTATTATGGCAGAGAACAAAAAGACATTGACCGTCACGCAACAAGTCAAAGAACTTATCTATGACATTCAGAACAAGGCATACCTGACCGGGCAGGCACGAGAGGCAGAAGGCAAAAAGACATACGAAGCCGCCTCTAACATGCAAGCAAGTGATGACGATGAGAACAGCTACCAAATCCGCCGTTCCTTGGCCAACGCTTTCTCGGCTCTAAAAAGCCTGCTCGGAGAATATCTGTCGGAAGACAAAACCACGAGCGACAACCTTATTGCCGAACAGATTGACAATGACGGAGTGCTTGAACTTTCGTTTGAGTTGCCAAGCAACTACAATAACTCATCGGCAGACGCATTGGGAAACGGCATACATTCTTACCTTGTGGACATGGCACTTGGAGATTGGTTCGCCATTACCAACAAGGAGGATGCAGAAACCTATATTTCCCATTCGGGAGTGTCGTTGGAGAATGTGAAGCGTGCTTTGTATAAACGCAGTCGCCCGGAACGACCGACATACAATAAATAATGTATTGCTGTAATGATAATCAGCTACAGACTAAATCTGTAACACTGACATTCAAACGGTCGGAACTGATATATGATGCCGAGAACTATTCGTTTGTTGAGGGCGACATCATGAAAACAGACGATGTACACGCCCGGCATCAGGTATTCGACATCGGTCAGAAAGGAAATATTGACCGGGTAACAAGGGTACTGAATCTTGCCCATGCCGAATGTGTGGAAATGCTTTTTCCCTATACAAAAACGGAAATAGGCGAGACGCAAGAAAATTTCGATAATGTACTGACTGCTCCTGAAGCATACGATATTGTACTGAATTTGCCGGTTGGCTTTTCAATGACTACGGTGAAGCTGCTGAAGCATCTGATACACGAGTATCTTGTATGCAGGGTTCTTGCCGATTGGATGAGCATCACCAATCCAGGTAGTCAAGCGAATTGGGAGGGGAAATTCAAGGAACTGAAAAGAAAGATACAGACATCGCTTGTATCAAGAAAAGGCAAGATAAGACGGAAATGCAAGCCGTTTTAAATGACAAGAGCCGAGGTGCATCACGCATTCCGGCTCTTTCTTCTTTATAAACAATCTGTTTTACCTGAAAACTATCGTACTTGGTTTGTCAAACGCGGCTCGAACACCACGGTACATCCATATATGCTTTCCGCTTTATCAAAACGGCAGACAAGAGCAAGGCGGTAGGATTTATAGGGTGTACCCCTGAAGCCTCGCATATTTTTATCCACGCTGCTCCATACAACGTGCCAATGTATGAGGTCGTTTGAACCATACAGCACCTGCCGGATATGGGTCGAGTGGAACATACCACGCTGTATGATAGTATTTATAGTCTTGAACGAATCGGGTGCATCCATCTTGAACGGACGAGTAATAATTAGAGCTGTTATATTCTCAGCATTAGACTTGGAGAAATCGACCAATCTCGAACCTTCTGCCATGGCAAATGCTTCGGGATAGGAATTGACATTAGCCACAATATCGGAATACATCATACCCCACAATTTTGACTTCAAAGAGAAAACATAAGCATAACGCACTGCACTGTTATATACGATGATGTGTTGGTGGGTATAGTCATACACCATACGGCAACCTCGTAGAAATTCGTTGAACGGCAACAGCGTGATGTCTGCGAGTGTAATCTTTTCGCTTTCATCGGATTTTTCGTTGAAGATGTTTATCAACGCATCAGACTTAGGCAGGTCGGCAATGCTGAACAAATCCTCCGTATTCAGGATGTCGGATATACATTGTGTGGACGAGCCGCTGATGTGCATAATACCTCTATCGGTAGCAAACAGGACGGCAGTGTCAATCTGGGTAATGCTGTCGGGATTGATGACCACATCACGAGTAATCGGTTGTTTGGCAGAGTATGTTCCTGTAGCAGACACTTCCAACGCCCATACTCCTTCCGTAGTAAAGGCATAAAGAGGAAACTGTCCAAACTGACCTTCAGACAATGCTTTCACAGCAGCGCAAATGCCGAGAATAGTTCCTGTTCCAACCGTATTGATGCCGAGTACCGGAAAATGAAACGGGTTGTTCACTTCCGATGTATATATTTTGTTGGGCAAATCAATTATTCTTTCCGCCAATGGGCTTGTAGTAGGATAGCTGCTACTACCTTCTTTCGGATTTTCCCAACCGACAAAATAGAAAGAACCATTGAGGAATTTATGTTGTTCCAACGTGACCTCATAATACATAGGAACGCCATAATGAGTTACAATGACTGCTTTATATGCGTTTATATTGGGATAGAACAAAAATAAGAAAGGAGGACTATAAAATGAAACCTGATATGATTCTCCACTAACCACAATGTCCCGGCCATCCTGCTTTATGTAAAAGTAAACGGTCGCCCCCATCGTCCCATCCATTTGAGTAGGTGGCATTCCATTCCAGATTGCGACATAACCATTGGTATATGGTATCATTGCCCCAATATTATATAAGTCATATAGTTCTTTCCTGATATTGGCAAGATTGAGCCTTGAGTTATACACAAATGAATAATTAGGCAACAATTTATCATGGCTATCATAATCGTCCGTCATAACCTCACGAGTGACAAGTGACTGCAAATAGTCTTCCTCAACAACCAATTTTGTCCGTGCCGTTGTAAGCTGCTCTACAGGAATACTCTCAAGTAAATAGAACTGTGATGTGGAGCGAATATCCTCTTTGACATCATCAATGCTCCTACGAGGAATCATCAAACGTCCGGCAGGATATGTCAATCCGTTCGGGTCAAAAGTAAAAGCATACAGTTTATTGAATGTATGACGCTGATAACGAAGAGGGTATTTTGAAGTTGATGCAGCCTGATTGGTATGCTTGCATACGCAATAAGAATTATAACTTTCTGATTGAGCAAACCGTGTGCATTTCCCGTTTTGGTCGTATGTATAAATCGGTTTTGAAACAAAAACATCTACCGAGCGAACAATATCTCTCCAATTCTTAATCATTTCAAGCCGTGAATTATGAATGACTGCATAGTCAAGGTCGTGTAGCATTCCGCATACACGCAGCTGTGCATCCGTATATTTCCCCTTTCCTGTTAGGTGCGTCCAAAAAACCTGCGGTGCGAGGTCAGATGAAGCAATCATCAGAATAGGGGCAGAATGCATTGTCAAAGTTCCATCGTATAGGCGATAGGCGTATCGGACAAAGAACGGGAAAAGGAATTTTCCTTTATTGGTTGACCTCTCTGCAATAAACTTGTTTACATGTGCAAGTACTTGGTCTGTTATTCGTGTTTTATTACTATCTGAAAATTCATTCCAAATACTACCTTCGTTAATGGCATCAAATGATATGGAGAACTCATCCGTGCGAACCATTTCCCCTTGCAAACCAAATGACAAAGGGCATTCGGGAATTTTAGTACCGAGGTACAAATACCCATCGTCATTTCCTTTCCATAGGAAATAATGCATACCATCTTCCGACAAAACGAGAAGTGTGTTTCCAATGGCATTTATTTGGTATATCTCCTTGAATGTACGAAGAGATACCTGTTCATGCTCATCTGTGCCGTCCCACCAACTAATCGCATTGTTTTTGAAGATGATGTAATGTTTTATGTTTGCCGTTTCATGGATATACATGACAGATGCCCCACTTTCAAGCCGGAACACCTCAGATGGTGGCAATATAGATTTAAGTGAACCATCTTCGGGAATAAAGCCTATTGATGTTGCCAAATCTCCGTCCGGACATGCGTAGTCGGACGGATTGGCGGTATAACCATTGTATTTAATCTCTTTAATCATATCACAATATGTATTTAATTATAATCGGCAATGCTTTCCCGTAGTGTTGCAATTCTACAGGAGTCCCACAACACAACCGTACCTTTCCACTTCCTCCGCACCTTGTAATTATGTAACGGCAGAGTATCACGGATGAGGCTATACAATGATTTCCGTTCTTATTGGAACGGAATACCATCCCCTCGTGCCTACCGACAACCGGCACACGGTGCTTGACATACAGATATATTTCACCCTGTCCGTCCATTATATCAATCACATCACCATGTGACAATTCCAATAACTTGGACACTCTGGAAGATATATTGATACGTCCATTGTCGTGGAAAGTAATATCAGCCTTTCGTGTATTTCCTAATATGCTTTGCATGGGGTCGTTCTATTTGATAGTAAACTTTACCCTGCCCTGTACGGCATACGGAAACGGATAATTTGACACACTGTGAAGCATTTAATCCGTATGTATATAAGATTTGCCCAACAGACGGACAGAGTGTTTCAAAACCGATACAACGGTATTTCCCATTGTACTGAATATTGCACATTTGCGTAGGTTGCTCGATGCTTGGGTTTGTCATGAACCCGAAGCATCCTGAATCCGTTATTTTAAACACAAACACGCGAGCCTCATCACTCCCAAAGGCTTCGTTCTTGATATGATTGAACAACGCTTTTGAGAGTGTTACAGAGTTGTCGGCAGGGTCGGCAATGACGTAGTACCGAAGTGACTGCCACCATTTTTTTACTTTCTTGAAAATCATAGCTCAAAGATAAATAGTGAACGGGTGCACGGATGGTTTAACTTTTAACTGTCGCTTCCAAACTGACTTTTCGGGAACGGAACGAAATAGTTTCGATATACCGGAATGACAGAGTTGTTTCAATTTCATCCCGATGCCGCTCAGCAGCTTCTTTTGTAGCGAAGATGTAGGAACAAATTTCTTGTTTCGTTGTACCTCTTGTTGCTATTATATTTGCATAATACTTTCGTCCGAGTAAAAATGCCATAATTTCTTTTAATACTGTAGAATACATAACGTTTCGATTTTAATCATTGAATAATTTAGTCTGCTTGGGCTGTTTTATACCAATAATGTTATTCACACGCTCAATCTCTTTGTCAATCTCGGCTTCGAGAGCCTTGCTATTCCGTAGGGCTGTTTGATTGCGTGTCTTGAAATACTCCTTTTGAGCCTTACGCATAAGGGCAACCTTCGTGAAGAATGTTTTAGCGTCCATATCAAGCGGCTTTTTTGAAATGTTCTTTGAGTTTTTCACAAAGGGACTCGCACCAACGACGTGCGATAGTAACCTCAACAGCATTGCCGATGTATTTCTTTTGCTCCGCTTGTGTCCCTACCAACACATAATTTTCGGGGAATCCCATAATCTTTTTAAGTTCGGGAACTTTGAGCATACGCATCTTTATGTCTATAATGCCGTATAGTGCCATAAATTCCTTTATTTTAGCCGTCATTGGGCTGTCGGTGTCATACACTATCACATCTACATCGCCACTCTCCGTAGCAATCAAATATGGTGGCATTTTATCCATTCGAGCGATGAGCGTGAAGCATGGTTTATCGACAGAGCCTCCTGCTGACTTGTATTGTGGGTTTAGAAGATAATGCCTCTTAACAGACACAAGGTTGAACTTCGGATTTGTAGTTACTGTATTGGCAGGGTCCTCCACCGATGAGGCTTTGCCGTTGCCGTACTGCATATCAATAAACCGTTCTGTCTGTATAAGCGAAAGGCGGTCCTTTGTTGTTAGCGTTGGTGAAGCATCATCAACAGAATGGTTATGCCCATTACCATAATACGCTGATATAAATGCGTGGTGGTCTTTGCAGGTAATTGTTCCTGCAGGAGCATCAACAGACACATTCTTGCTCATCGGGGCGCCGCTGAACTGTTTTGACAGGAACGTAACCTTTGCCAATCCGAGGCGATTTTGTGTAGCAACAGTAGGACAAGGTTCATCAATGGACGGAGGTATATGCTTTCCTGTCTTTTTATTAACGGAATTGTACTTGACAAGAAACGCATCTTTGCCACCTGCAACAAACTTTATCAACCCAGCATATATACGCTCCAATGTAGCCTCAACAAGCGGTTTCTTACGTCCAAAGATGCTATCTCCCTCATCATCAAAGTCAAGGCACTCACGTACAGGTTTCCACTTTTCTAACGAGCCAAAGGGCGATGTTGCACCCTCCTTGCTGTGTGTGGCTTCGGGGAACGTGATAGGCAAACCTTTCTTGGCAAAGATACCAAAGAAGCGTTTGCGTGAGGTGTACGCACCATAATCGGCAGCATTGAGTATGCGGAAATCAAAGTTATAACCGTACTTCTTCACATTGCGTACCCAACGTGTGTAACTCTTGCCCTTATCCATTGAAACAGGCTTGCCGTTTTCGTCCACATCGCCCCACGACATAAACTCCTCTACATTCTCTATCTGAATGTAATCGGGATTGATAGCCTCAATATAACGGAAAAGGTGTTCTGCGAGTGTGCGACTATCTGCATCACGAGGCATACCGCCCTTCGCCTTACTGAAATTAGTACACTCCAACGATGCCCATAGAACGACCAACGCATCGGGATACTGACGGCGGCAGCTTTGCAGATGCTTTACAAGTGGCGATAGTTCGAGAGTACGAATATCCTCCGTAAAGTGCATCGCTTCGGGGTGATTGGCGGCGTGTGAAGCAATAGCGTTCTTGTCGTGATTAACACAGGCAATAACAGTAGCACATTGTTCGCCAGATATTCGTGCAGAATTGACACCCGTAGATGTTCCTCCTGCCCCACAAAACAAGTCAATGTATAATAAGTTCATAATAAATAATCTTTATTAAAGTGTCCGTTGTCAATCAGCCAATCAATAGCCAATACACAAGATTCGACAGGTGATGCGGTTTCAAAGGATTTCACATAGGGATAAGAGAGTAACCAAGCATCGCTTGTTT